TGAAAATCTTGCATCTGGAAGAGTTAAATCTAACGTATGGACTGCATATGCACGTCAGATTGCGATGCCTAATTATATAGGATTAACATACTTTGACTCAGACCATTTTGTTAAAGATAAAGTTGAAAATGAATCGGCAAAAGAACTAACCACTGAAGAAGAATTGATTGAATCACATGCAGGGTTGGACACATATGATAGTTTCTTAAAGAACAAAAATGATGTTATTCGATTACTTAGCTATGATCCGTTTGAAAAAGAAGATATAGCAGATCAGCCTTTTTTATATTCTCAATTATTAGGGTTATTAGATTCTAGTGAAGATGCAAATGAAGATATGATGCGTACTTCTTCTGCTATTTCTATTGTTCGTGGATTCTTACAACAATCCAAAATTGATGACACTATATCAAAACTTATGTGTGACATTTCTAATATCGAACGCAATTCTGCAACGATTAAATCTCTACAAGAAAGTAAAAGTAAAATAACTTCAGTTATTACAAGTCTTGCTCAAGATAGTTGTATTTCATTAAAGCATAACAAAAATGCTAAAAAGGGCGAAAACACTTGGACTGGTAAAATCAAGAAAATCAAGAGTCTTAATTTACGAAGTGGCGAAGTTAATGGTTTTGATATTGATACTTGTAGAGGTATGCAACAGGTTCAGGAAATTAGTGATGCTTCTATTATGAAACAGTTGGCACTTGATGAATCTGAATGGTCAGACATGGTTTCTGAACTGCGTGTTGTGAATACTGGTCTTCGTAAGGAAAAGGATGCTTACCAAGAAATCAATAGAATATTATTAAGAGAGAATCTTGATTTAAGAGATACATTAAAAGAAAACAATCTATTAAATGAAGAACAGTTAAAAGACTTAAAAGATGTTTATTCTGTTTTTGCAGAATTTGATGAAGTCGAAGAATCTCCTGATGATGAAACAAAGGAGGTCGCTGAAAATGAATCAGAATAAGCAAATGATTATGAATTATTATCAGAATGAAATTCTTGATTATGATAAAGATTTTTATAATCAATATGGAATATATGTAAAACCACATGGTTATTCTATCTCATCTCGTAAAATTGAGTCTTATATTCAAATTGCTGAAATTCAAAAATATTTGCAATGCAACCCGGTAAAAGCTATAGATCTCTTTTTTAACATAGAGCTTTTAGATGGACAGGCACTTCTTGTACAAAGAAGTTGGATTTGTCCAAATGTACTTGCTGTATGTACTCGTGGATATGGTAAAAGTACAGTTATTGATCTTGAGATAATGTCAAAAGATATGTGCTTTTGTAATGTATGGACATACATTGCAAGTGGTACAGGTGGTCAGGCTGAACAAACTTTTACTACTTTGGAACGACTTGCCAATGATAATATTGATACATTTTATGGTTCAACTGGTTCTGTGTTTAAGAATGAAATTGAAATTAAGAATGCAGCAGGTGATGGTTTTTCACACTCATCCAATGGTTTTTCCTATTCATGTTATGACGGATCTATGACTAGGACATTGAACGGAAATATAGATGCCAAAAGAGGTATGCGAGGCACCGTAATTTTTGACGAAAGCGGCTTCTTGTCAGATGAAATGATGAATGTTTATGGTGCATTTGCTGTTGTAAATAAAAGCTTAAAAACTGGC